AGCTAGAAGTCAGACCGGGTAAGACTATTCTTACTAATGGCGACCCAAGACAAGCAATAATGCCATTATCCTTAGGTAGCACCGACCAAAATACATACAATCAAGTAGCAAGCCTACAAAGTATGATACAAATGGGCACAGGTGCTTCAGATTCGTCTCAAGGAAGTGCAGAAAGAGCTACCTCTGCAGGTATGTCTATGCAACAATCTTCTGCAATTAAGAGACAAAAGCGTACATTGATGAACTTTCAAAACACATTCCTTATTCCTATGATTAATAAGTGTTTGTGGAGAAAGGTACAGTTTGACGTAGATAGATATCCTGTTGTCGATTATAAATTTATACCTTATTCAACTATGGGTATTATGGCTAAAGAGCTAGAAGCACAACAAATGGTTAGTTTATTGCAAGCTATACCTAAAGACTCTCCTGCTTTTAATGTTATATTATTATCTGTCTTTCAAAACTCTAGCATACATAACAGAGAACAAGTTGTACAGTCACTTATGGAAGGTATGCAGCCTAATCCTGAAGAACAACAAATGCAACAGATGGCTCAACAGCTACAACTACAGCAATTACAGGCAGATATATCTAAGACTCAAGCAGAAGCTCAAGAAGAATCAACTAAGGCTATGAAGAACGCAGCAGAAGCGGGAGCAGCACAGCCTAGTGAACTTAAGATACAAGAGAAGTTCCTTAAACTACAAAAAGATTTAGCTTCTATTGATAAGATGAGAGCAGACACAGAAAATAAAGATAGTGAAACTATGAGAAACATACCTGAAATAGAACACTTACAATCTGAAACATTATTAAATATAGCTACAGCAAAAGAAAAGTTACAAGGATAGTATATGGCTAAGACAGCAGCGTGGCAGCGTAAAGAAGGTAAGAATCCTAAAGGTGGCTTAAACGCTAAAGGTAGAGCTTCTTATAATAGAGAGACAGGAGGCAATCTAAAAGCACCACAAGGAAGCGGAACAGATAGTAGACGTGTATCCTTTGCTTGTAGATTTGCCGGTATGGCAGGACCTATGATAGATGCGAAAGGTAAGCCTACCCGTAAAGCATTAGCATTAAAGAAATGGGGCTTTAGCTCTGAAGCAGCAGCTAGAAATTTTTGCAATAGACACAAAAAATCTTAATGGCAAATAAAGAAGACGAAGAATTTTATAGAGATAGGATTGACTTATTAGAAACTGAAGGATGGGCAGACCTTATAGAAGAATTAAAGGTTATGTCTGAATCAGTCAAGAGAATAGAATCTATCAATAACGAAAAAGACCTATGGTTCGCCAGAGGTCAGTTGTCAATTCTAAGACAGATGATTGTTTTAGAAGACGCAACAAAAGCAGCGATGACAGAACTAGACAACTAGCGTCATCTTTTTACAACTTCATAACCCTAACGGGCGGAGAACAATGATATGAGCAATATAGTAGTAGACCCTGTTGACGAATCAGCAGATGTAGAGGTAGAAAACACAGTAGAACCTGAAGAAACCCTAGAGGCTGGGGAAGCAGAAACACAAGAACCTTCTTTTGAAGTCCCGGATAAATTCTCAGGTAAAAGTGTAGAGGATATAGTCAAGAGCTATCAAAACTTAGAACAAGAACTTGGACGTAAAAGCCAAGAGATTGGAGAGTTAAGAAGTTTATCAGACAGTTTCCTTAAAGCCGAAATATCTAGAAATGACCCACAGACAAGTCAAGCGACACAAAACTCAAACAACAACGAAACAGAAGAAGATTTTTTTGAAGACCCCAATAAAGCGGTTAATTCTTTAATAGAAAAACATCCTAAGTTTCAAGAGTTTCAGAAATTCCAAGCTCAGCAAAAACAAGAAACGAGCAAGGCACAACTGGAACAGACTCATCCTGATTATGTAGACATTGTACAAGATGCTAAATTTCAAGATTGGGTTCAAGCTAGTAAATTTAGAACTAACTTATTTCAAGAAGCTGATTCTTATAACTATGACGCAGCAGATGAATTATTGACACACTGGAAAGAGCGTTCAATGATTGATAAAACTGCAGAAGTTAAAAAAGAACAAGCAGAAACGAGAAAGAAAGCACTAAAATCTAGTAAGACTGAATCTAGAAGTTCAAGCGAATCTACAGCAGGTAAGAAAACATATCGTAGGGCAGACCTAATACGTCTTAAAACAACAGACCCTAATAGATATGCAGACTTAGCTGATGAAATATACAATGCCTATGCTGAAGGTAGAGTCAAATAATTTGATTATACTATAACACAGGAGTAATATTATGGCAACAGGTGCAATCGGCACTAACCATCAAACGGTTACTACGGGTGCGAATTTCATCCCAGAAATTTGGTCGGATGAGACTATCGCAGCGTACAAATCAAACTTGGTGGTCGCTCCATTAGTTACTCGCTTGAATCATAAAGGTAAAAAAGGTGATACTATTCACATTCCAACGCCGACTCGTGGTTCTGCGACAGCTAAGGCAGCAAATACAAAAGTAGCAATTCAGGGCGATACTCACGGTACTACCAATCTTTCGATTGATAAGCACTATGAATACTCTGTATTGATTGAAGATATCACAGAAGTTCAAGCATTGAGCTCTCTCAGAAAGTTCTACACTGACGATGCGGGTTATGCTCTCGCCAAGCAGGTGGACACTGACCTACTAAACCTTACTGAAGGTTTACAGGGCGGTACTGTAGGCGGTTCTGGAGCTTCATCTTGGGAAAAAGCATACCTAGGTTCAGGTACAGCAGCTTTCTACAACGGTTCTTCTTCAAACGCAGCAGACATTACAGACGCAGGTATTAGAGCTATGCTTCTAAAACTTGACGATGCGGATGTACCAATGGACAATCGTTCATTAATCATTCCACCAGTCTGTGCTAATGACTTGCTAGGTATCAACAGATTCACTGAGCAACAGTTCATTGGTTCTGGTGACGCAATTAAAACCGGTAAGATTGGTCAAATCTACGGTGTAGACGTATACATTTCATCTAACTGTCCTTCAGCAGCAGGTAACTCTGGTGCGGATAGAGTAGGTGTATTACTACACAAAGATGCAATCGCTCTAGCGGAACAAGTGGGCGTCAGGAGCCAGACTCAATATAAACAGGAGTATCTTGGTGACTTGTTCACTTCTGACACTATTTATGGTGTTGGAGAAATGCGTAATAACGCAGGACTTGCTTTCGTAGTACCGGGCTCATAAGTTAATTGAGCAGTAGCCCTTTCTCACGAGAGGGTTACACTGAATTAATTAGGAGTAACTATGCCTTTTTATGATTTTGAATGTAAGAACAAACATACTACAGAGATGTTAGTATCTTACAGTAAAAGAGAGGAGACTCAGATTTGTGAAGAATGTGGAGAACCTGCTCATTATAAATTAAGTTTCTGTACTAATTTTCAATATGGCAGCAACTATAGTTCTTTTGCTGCTGATACTCATAAATGGAATATGAGAGAACAGAAAAGAAAGTCAATGACAGAAAGTCAAAAGAATCAATCTTATACGGGATAGTATGGCTACTAAAAGAAAACACATTAGTTTATTTGAAGATTCTTCTAGTCGTTTAGAGTTAGAAGCATTTAAGAATAAAATTAAAAAGTTATATGATGAAATACTAGAGCGTACATATAAAATAGAAAATCCCGGAGCAAGTCCTGAAGAGGTTGCAGCATACGTTGAAGAGAATGGTCTGCAGTTTCCAGACGATAGTATTGATGAAGAAACTAGTGAAGTAGACAATCTAATGGAAATGTTAGATAGTATGACTGAAGAACAAGACGTACTAGAACCTGTTACAGATTTATCTATGGAAAACAAACCTAAGGAATACAAAGGTACAGAGCCTTCTTCTAAGTCTCACGAAGCAGGTCTTAAAGTAAAGACAACAGAATATAAAGATAGGATGGGAGGATTGTTTAGTGTCAAGACAGACGAAAGAAAGAGAACAGCTACTAAAGCACCTCAGATTCCTACCGGCAAGAGTATTAAAAGAGATACTTCCACGGCTCAGCAAATAGCTTTTGCTCCTTTAGTTGAGCAGTTTAAAGTAGAGCTTAGAAGTTTATCAGAAAGACAAGCAGCAGGTGTCAGACATTTTAGAGAAGGTTTATAATGGCTAAGAAATTTGGTTGGAAACAAAAGAAAACTATTGGGATGTACCTTAACAGAAGGCAATGGGAAAGAGAGTTTGATGTCACACAATCTACAGCAGCAGAAATTGAAATTGAACAAGGTGGTTATTACATTATTACTGAAACATCTACAGCAGCATCACCTAACTACATTATTACGGAGTAAATATGGCAACAACTAAAGTATCAGCCTTAGCAGCAAAAACTTCATTAGCAGGAAGTGAAGAACTATTAATTAATGATAGTGGTACTTCTAAGAAAGTAACAGCCACAAACTTACTAGCAGGTGTAACAGACGCTACTAAGCTACCATTAGCAGGTGGTACTATGACTGGTAATATAGTTATGAGCGGCTCAGAAACTGTTGATGGTAGAGATTTATCAGCAGATGGTACAAAGTTAGATACTGTTGAAACTAATGCTGATGTAACAGACGTAACAAACGTAACCGCAGCAGGTGCAGC